ACGTCCTGCACCGCGACACGTACCCGCAAGACAGCACGGTCCTGAGCTTGGGCACGCCGTTCACGACCTTGGCGGCCGGCGCGCCCACGCCAACTGTGAGCAGCGTCACCGTGAGTCCGACAAGCGCGAACGTCGCCGGTGGCGGCACTCAGCAGTTTTCCGCCACTGTGGCCGGCACGAACAGCCCGTCGCAGGGAGTGAACTGGACGGTCAACCCGAATACCGCAAGCATCAACACGGCGGGCCTGTTCACGGCGCCGGTGCCGACCGGCAGCGCGCAGACCTTCACGGTGACTGCGACCAGCCAGCAGGACTCGACCAAGTCGGGCGCCGCGACGGTTACTGTTGCCGCGATGACTGCGCCCGGCCAAGTTACCGGCCTGACCGCCGGCACGCCTGCGACCAGCAGCGTTCCGTTGACCTGGGCTGCAGTAAGCGGCGCCTCGGCATACACCGTGAACTACCGCACGACCGGCTCGAGCACCTGGACCCAGGCATCGAACACCGTGACCAGCACGAGCTACACCGTAACCGGCCTGACGGCATCGCAAGGCTACGAATTCCAGGTCATCGCCACCAACGCGGGCGGCCCAGGTGCTGCTTCGGCCACCGCTACCGCGACCACGGCGACGCCGGTTGTTCTGCCGGCGTACACGCTCACCGGCTACCCTGGCACGAACGGGCCGAACGCGGTCAAGCCCAACTCACCTTCAATCGACCTCAGTGTCGCAAGCAATTACAACTTCAACTATCCGCCTGCTGGCAAGGGCCTCACAAACGAAAAGACCAGCATCAACAGCAACGGTTATTGGTATTTCAAGCGCACCTCGGACAACGTTGTTCCGTCCCGCGTTCTGTCCGGATGGTTCCCGCAGGGGGTTACGCCGACCGAATCAGACGTTCTATTCTCCAGCGCGTCCCCGCCTTCGCCGAACCCGAACCAGAACGGCGGTACGTCAAAGAATGGCCTTGTCAGCTGCGGCTTCAATTCCGGCAACGGAAACTTTGTGGACAACGCGATTCTGTGGGTTCCAGCTGGCGACACCGGCAAGTGGTGCCAGTGGTTCGTTGCATTTGACACGACCACCAACACGTTCTCCGGTCAGCCTGTCAATGCCAATCCAGCTGGCCTTCAGTTCACCGGAGCCTAAATGAGTATCCGTCTATCTGGCGGCAAGCTGCGCCTGCGTGGCGGGAAGCCGGCTTTGGTGACAGCAGGGGCGGCACAGGCGCAACCACCTGTGACCGGCCCGGCAGCGACGTCGCTCTCGCTGGCGGATGTTGTCGACGGCACGATAATGCAGCGCGCAGCCGGCGCCACCTACAAGGACGTGCAGGTCCCGTTCACCTACACCGGGCCAGCCGCCACCGTGCAGGCGCGGATGGTCGACGCGAGCGGTGCCGAAATCGTGCCGTGGACAACAATCGCCACGAACCCGACCGGCGGCGCCGGTAGCGGCGTGCTGCGAGTGCCCCAGGGGAAATGGGGTAAGCTGCAGATCCGTGATGGCAACGATAACAGCATCGTTTCGAACGGTGCGAACGAGTTCGCGGTCGGTGCGATTTTCCTGTGGTCCGGGCAGTCGAACATGGTGAACACGTTCACGACCGCAGACAAGTACCCGACCGGCTCGAAGAACGCACGCGCCTACGATGCGACGAACAACAGGCGCGGCATCCTGGGTAATCGAGCAACCAGCGGCGCTATGCCGTCTGCGCCGTTCATTCTGTTCGGTCAAGGCGGATACCCGTCTGGCCCACCATGGACCAACGACGTCACCAACGCCGATGCGCCGGTCTACTTCGCCAACATGCTCGCACAAGAGCTGGGCGTGCCTGTCCTGATCGTGCTGTCAGCGTATGGTGGCCAGTCGATCGATACCTGGGTGCCGACGACGGGCATCAACTGGCCGAAGCTGGCGGCTGCGGTCGCCGCAGTCGGTGGCGATATCGAGGGAATGGATTGGTCGCAGGCCGAAGCGGACACGCTTACCAAGACCGTCGCACAGATGCGCGCCAAGTGGGATGGCCTTCAGGCCCAGATGCTCGATCTGCTCGCGCCGTTTGGTCGCACCAAATCGAATTTCAAGATGGGCATGATTTCGCTCGGCGCCTGCGATGGAAGCTACGCCAAGTCCGGTGTGATGCGAGCGAACCAGACCGACTACGCAAACACGACCGCTGGCTGGTTCTTGGCCAGCTCCGCGTATGACGGCAACACCCCGGCGGACCATGTTCACCAGGATGGCCCGCCGCTGTCTCGCGTCTATCGCCGCGCCGCCCGTTCCGCGCTGGCGGCTGTCTACGGCATCGGCGCGAGCGGCGCTGGGCCGAAGATCGACCCAGCCAACGTCAAGCTGAATGGGTCGGACATCTTCGCCAACGTTATTCACGCCGGCGGCACGGCCCTGGCTGATGGCGCCGGCGGTACTGGCGCGAGCGTGACGAGCCTGGAGGTGAAGGACTCGACTGGCGCGGTCATTCCGTACGTGCTGCAGGTTACGGCGGCGGCGCAGTTCAAGTTGTCCCTGACCGCGTCGTTTGTGGCGCCGCTGACAGTTTCGAACGCCTATATGGATGTGCCCTGCGGCGCGGCCAGCGGTAACGGCCTGTCGTTCGATCCGGCTCGATGCCTGTACGACAACCTCAGCTACGTCAACAAGACCATGGGCGGCGCCCCGCTCCAGCCATGCGCACCCATCGCGGTCAGTTAAAGGAGAGGCCATGCTCGGATTTGGAGCACTCGGCGAGTTTGCGCTGGGGGAGGTTGGTCGGGCCGCATCGGAGCCGCCGCCAGTAGAAGTGGTAACGCCAGGATCTCCGGTGACCGTGCCGTCGTCGCGGACTGCGAAGTTCGCCGGAAGATCGCGTGTCGTCGTGTTCTTGGGATCGAAGCCTGTCAGTGTCCCGAAGGGGGCGCTCGACGAGCTGTATTACGTCGCCGACTTCACGAAAGACCTGAATGAGTCCGACACGACGGTCGCTTCTATTGCGCCACTCGCTACCGGAGTGAGCGTGCTTGAGGCCCCAGAGCTGCAGAGCGGTTTCGGCGTCGTGAAGTTGGGGGCTCTCGATACTTCCGGGGCGAAAAACACCTTCACCTTCCGCGTCACCTGCGCCAACGGCGAGCAGTTTGATAGGACGATCGAGTTCACGATTCTTGATGACCGCAAGACCTTCCAGAAGGACCCTGACGACAAGCGGTTTTACGCCCTCGATTTCAGCTCTGATGCCGTTTTCGGCGGGACTGCGCTGCAATCGGTATCTACGCCGGTGACCGTCGGCGTGACGGCGCTTTCAACGCTTATCCTCGAAATCAACACGGCGAAGTTGAAGATCGGCGGCCTCGATACGGCACAAGGCGCTCCAAACTCGGTCGGGCTGTGGGCGAATTTTGCAAACACTGAGCGTATTTTCCGGGCCATCTACTTCACGCAAGAGGAGCACTGATGATCAACATTCGTGACATCCCATGCCTGCAGGAGCACTTCGAACGCGTCGCAGCGGCCGAGCAACAGGCGGCCGAAGGCGCGGAGCCGCAGACCCAGTACGCTCGCGCGCCAGACGGCCCAGGCCATCAGATCAGCGGTCGTCCGCCTGTCACACAAAGGAACACTCGATGAGCACACGACTGATCGTGCGGCCAGAAGAGCCGGCCGTGTCGATGGTTGCCGCGCGCCGGTCTGCTCGAGCAAACGGAACGGCGCTCGACGACGAAATCACAGGCAAGGTCCAAGGCTTCACGGAAGATGCCGAGCATGAAACCGGGCGCGCTCTCATCGAGCAAACCTGGGAAGTGACGCTCGATGCCTTCCCCGTCGCACAGCGAGGCGGACCGGGAGCGATCCAGCTGTCGAAGTCCCCGGTGGTCAGCGTTCTCCATGTGAAGTTCTACGACGTCGACGGCACCCAGCAAACACTGGACCCTGCAGATTACTTGGTCGACGACAAGAGCGAGCCCGGCTATGTGGTCCCGGCTCCTGGGAAAACGTGGCCCGCCACCGCGGCGCGCATCAATGCTGTCGAGGTGCAGTACGTGTGCGGATACGGCCCGACCGCTGACGACGTGCCGGCCGCAATCAAGCAATACATTCTCGGGAAGGTCGAGGATTCCTATTATCCGAGCAGCGGCGCGCAGTACCTCTGTCGACTGCTCGATCGGTACAGGGTGTATCTCTAATGGTCCCGTTTCGAATGGATGAGCAGTGCACGATCGAGCAGCGCGCCGTCGAACGGGACCCGAATTACGGCACCGAAGTAGAGGGCTGGGAAGTCGTCGCCGCAAAGGTCTGGTGCAACGCCCAAGATGTGCTGCCGAGCCGCGCTGAGTCGACGTCGAATGGCATTCGGACGGCGACGAAGCAAACTCGCCTTCGAATCCAGATCGACGATCGGATTACTCCCGAGATGCGTGTAACGCTCCACGGAAAAGGCGATCGCCTCATGCAGATCATCTCCGGGCCGGCGTTTCTCGATGATCGGCGGCATATTGAGTTCATGTTGGAGGGCTATTCGCATGGCGGATGATCAGACCATTGTCGGCGGTAAGCAGCTGTTCGACTTCTTGCAGACTCTGCCAGTGAAGGTCGAGCGGAACATAATGCGCGCGGCGCTACGTGCCGGGGCGGCGGTTCTTCGAGAAGAAGCGAGGAATAACGTTCCGGTGAAAGATGGCCTGCTGCGCAAGAGCATTCGTGTGACTACGGGATCAAAGAAGGGCATTGTTACCGCCGCAGTCAAGACTGATCGCAGGATAGCGTTCTATGCCCACATGGTGGAGTACGGAACAAAGCCGCACCTGATCAGCGTAAATGATGCCGAGCGGCCGATTAACTGGCGGCGCACGAAAAAGCTTGGCAAGGTGCAATATTTCGCGATGAAGACGATCAACCGACACGTGCTCAAGATCGGCAATCATTTTGTAGGACCAACCGTGGAGCACCCTGGCGCGCGGCCGTCGCCGTTCATGAGGCCAGCACTGGATACAAAGGCGTCGGCCGCAATTGACGCGGTCAAGAAGAAGATTATCGAGCGCCTGACCTTCTCTGGCATTAATGTGCCAGCACCAGAGGCTGAATGATGGACGGAGTCGCAGTTATTCGCGTCTTGGCTCTCGCCCATGCGCCATTGACGGATCTTGTCGGCGACCGGATTGTTGCTGGCGACGTCCCTTCGGAGATGTCGCTGCCGGCGGTTGGCCTCAAAGAGATAAGCCGGGCCGAGCAGGATACGGTCTCCCGCGAAGGTCGTGCATTAGTTACCGCCCGCATCCAGCTCACCGTTCACGCTAAGTCGTATCCCCAGCAAAAGGCACTGCTTCGAGCTGCAGGCCTGGGGCAGGGCGTGAAGACGGGCGTTATCGCAGGCGTTGCCGTTCGAAGTGTCCTGCGCGACGCCGTCGGCCCCGACATGGGCAATAGCGATGCCGGAATCTTCGAGCAGCCGCGAGACTTCAAAGTGACGTATATCGAGCCCGAGTAAGCATCACCTGCAGTAATCGAGCCGAACCTCGGCGCGAAATCTTTTGTTTTATCAGCCCGCCCGTATTGCAAAGCCTTGCGTGCGGGCTTTTTTTATTTGAAAGGTAACCATCATGACAGGAATCGATTTCGATACCGTTGCAAGTTCCAAGCTCTATGTCTGCGCCGCGGCGCCGACGGACAACACCGCGGCCGCTTTCGCTACGCTGACCTGGACTGAAGTCGGCAGTATCACCAGCATGGGTAGTGTGAAGGGTCGCGAGTACTCGACCTCGACCTCGTCGACCATCGGCGACGCCCAGGATCGCGAAAAGAAGGGCAGCTTCAAATTGCCGAACGCCGACTTTGAATGCCTTTGGGTCGAGGACGACGCCGGCCAAGCCATCATCGAAGCGGCGTCCAAGGACTACAGCGTCCCTTCGTTCAAGTTCGAGAAGCAAAACGGCGACTTGCGCTACTTCACCGGCCAGGTGATGAAGTTCGTCGAGAACAACGGCACCAGCAACGATGCCGTCAAGGGCAACTTCACCCTGCTGCGCCAGACCGACACCATCGACGCTTAACCCGGCCATTCGGCCATCCTGAGCACCGATCGGCTGCCGTCTCTCCTTCGCGGGAGCGGCAGTCGACACGGGCATTTTTTTACCCGCGAAGAAAGGCAATACCATGAACGACCAATTCACCAACACCAACGCCGGCGCCGCCACCTTCAACCTGGCCGAATTCGAGGCCCGTGATACCGCGACTCTGGAAATCCAGAACATTAAGGACGATGGCCCGCTGCTGGTCAACGGCCAGCCGGTGCGCGTCGAGATCCGTAGCCCGGGCACGCGCGAGGCGCTCGCCGCCCAGCACAAGCTGGAAGCTGCGACGACGACCCGTACCTTCGCGCAAATGCGCGGCAAGACCGTCAAGGAAACCCCGGAATCCAAGCGTGCCGAGCGTGCCGAGAAACTGGCTGCCGTCACCGTGCGTATCGAGAACTTCCCGGTGGCGCCGCAGGAGCTGTACAACAACCCGAAGCTGGGCTGGTTCACTGACCAGGTCGCCGCGTTCCACGCGTCCTGGGAAAATTTCTAAAAGCCGGCGCCGACGCACTTGCGCTGTATATCAGGCACTCCGCCTGGCTCAGCGCAGTGCCCGATGCGCCGGAGGGCGAGAAGTCGCCCCGTAAGTCCCGTCATCAGCTGCTCGAAGATGAGGGGATTGAGCCCGAAATGCCTCATCTCGAGTGGGGCGAGTATCTAATCCAGTATCTCTTCGAACTTGGGCCGACTGTTCTCACGGGGATGGGCGTCGGCCCGGTCGATCCGCCGCACATCGAATCCTGGCAGCGACAGATGGGGCTTTCGCTTTCGCCTTGGGAGGTGAAGACGTTACTCCGGCTGTCGAACGATTACGCCGGTGAGGCGGCATCCTCGACAAAACCAGATCGGAAGCCGCCGTTTGAAGAGTCGTCCGACGGTGCCAGGCTCCAAGCAGCGCGTCTGCAGCGCAACATGGACAAGTTCCTTGATTAGTCAAAGCAAAAGCCCCTGACGCGCAAACGTTCAGGGGCTTTTTATTTCCTCCGTACTGACCTACGAAAGAACATAGATGAATGATAGCACTAAACGGCCCGGCATCAAGCTGGCGATCGATTGGTTGAAAGGACTGAAGATGGATATTCCCCACAGCCGGTGGGTCATGTTCGCGATTGGCGTGTATGCTCTCGCTGCGGCGTTCGACAAAATCGCTGGCGCCATCGGGGTGTTGATCCCGATCCTTCACTGAAACCTCCAGAAATCCGGGCGGCTATTTGTGCTGGTGTAGTATTGCCTTATCGAAAACTTCGGGGGGCGATATGGAAGGCATTCATTGGATCATTTTGGCGACCATGGTATTGCCCATCGTTTGGGCCGTAACCTCGGCGGCGGGCGCTCAGAATACTCAGAAAAAGTTTGCTGCGCTCGGTGCGCTGAAAGGGCGGACCAAAGATGAGATAGTGGAGGAAGTTGGGCTGCCAAATAGTGTTTCACTGGTCGGCGCCAACAAAGAGCTGCTTCAGTGGCAAAGACCGGGATATCACATAGCGCTTTTATTCACGGATGGCGTGTGCGAAGGCGTTTCTCATGAACACTCCGCATAAGTCGCTTTAGATTTGTAGATCAAGGCTCGCTTCGGCGAGCTTTTTTCTTTTGGCCGCCTTCTTGGGCGGCTTTTCTTTTGGGGAAGCGAATGATTGCTGGCAGCATTGAAATCCAATTGATGGCAAATATCGCGCGCCTGCAGCGTGATATGGATCAAGCTCGCCAAATCGTTAGCCAAACGACGGCGAGTATGACCAAGATGGCCGTCGCCGTGAAAGAAGCGCTTGCCGGCATGCTCGCCGGCTTCTCGCTGGTGGCGATCGGGAACCAGATCATTGGTGCGCAGCGTCAGTTCGACAAGCTCAATGCCTCACTGATTACTGCAACGGGCTCGGGCGCGGCGGCCGCCCAGACTTTCAAGGAACTCCAGGCCTTTGCAGCAACAACGCCTTATGGAGTTGCGGATGCAACCGAGGCGTTCGTCAAGCTAAAAAATCTCGGCCTGGATCCGTCTCAAGCGGCGCTGCGCTCCTACGGGAACACCGCCGCAGCGATGGGCAAAGGTCTGAATCAGATGGTCGAGGCTGTTGCCGATGCCGCTACCGGAGAATTTGAGCGCCTCAAGGAATTCGGCATCACGGCAGCGCAAAACGGGGATCGGGTCTCGCTCACGTTCAAGGGCATCACGAAGACTATCGGGAAAAATTCCGACGAGATTCAGGCGTACTTAAAAAAGATCGGCGACACCGACTTCGCAGGGTCCATGGCTTTGCGCGCCGCGACATTGGATGGGGCAATCAGCAACCTCGGCGACGCCTGGGAAGCGTTTTTGCTGAAGATTTCGCAGTCGGGAGTGGGCCACGCGGCAAGCGCTGGCATTACGGTCCTGGCGAATAATCTTGATCTGCTGGCCGGAACTGTAGCGACGCTTGGCGCTGCCAGGCTAGCCTCTATTCTCGGCACGTGGATCACGAAGACCTACGAGGAGGTCGCCGCAAGCGCAGCAGCACGCGCAGCGACTCTCGCCAGCATGGAGGCGACGGTGGCCGAAACGACGGCTAAGGTGGCTCAGCTGGGCGCAACCGAGGCAATGATCGTCGTCGCGCGAGAAGAGGCAGCAGCGAAGCTGGCAAGCTCCAATTCCAGTATCGCTGCGGCGCGAGCCGCACTCACGGCTGCGGAAGCGGCCGGTGCGCAAAGTTTTGCGTTGCGTACCGTTCGCTTGGCGACTGCCGAGCTTCAAGTTGCCGAGGCCCAGCGATCGGCAATGCTTGCGGAGTTGGCTGTCTTGGGTCAGCACCAGGCATCAGTCTCGCGGCAGATCGCGGCAGCCAAGCTCGCGGAAAAGGCGGCTCAAGATTCTCTGACTGCCAGTACTGCGGCCGGCGCCGCAGCCGCAGGGATTGCCGGGCGCGCCCTTGGATTACTCGGCGGACCGATTGGGGCGATTGTCACTGTACTCGGTTTGGCGGCTACAGCCTGGAGTGTGTGGGGCAATTCTGCGAAAGAGGGTAATGACAAGGCCGTTCAATCGATGGAGGAAACGGCGCCTCAGATGCTCGAGCGGCTGAATCAGGAAATTCAAAAGCTTAAGGAAAGAAAGGCTCTCCTCGAAGCCAAGCCCGAGGTAAAGAACGCGGACGCCAAGGACCAAGCGGGTGCGGCGCGACTAAAGGCGGACCTCGAAGCAATCAAAGCCAGTGTCGGCGAGTATGAAGGGCAATCCGATGAGCTGCGGGAAATGCGGATTCGCATCGTCTCTCGCCAGTACGATTCCGCAATAGCGGACATCGAGGGTAAGCAGAAACTACAAAAAGACATTGTCATCGCCGGGGACACGACAATGGCTTCTGTGCGCCAACGTCTCACCGGGGTCAATCAGGAGTATTTAGACACTCTGCAGAAGCTTTCGGCGGCTCGTGATAAAGGAATCATTAAGGACGACGAGTACGTCGCTGCGGTGTCTAAGCTCGCCAGGGACACTTTTGAGGGGTCGGCGGCGGGTAAGCTGTACTCCCAAAGTCTGGATATGCAGTCGGCCGCCGTTCAACGCGCGGCGGAAGCGCAGGGGCTGCTGAACCAGCGTCGGGTGGAGCATATCCAGTTCCTGAAAGCGACGGGACAGGTTGACGATGCGGCTTCCATTAACTCGACGGCGGCCGCTCAGATCCAAAGCCTCAACGATCAGATCAAGGCGCAGGAAAAGCTCCGCGGCATCGCTGCGATGCGCCAAGGCAACGAGAAAGAGCAGGCCGACATTACTGGTAGAATCGCCAGCCTGAATATCCAGGTCGGCAACGCAAAGGCCAAGCGCGAAGAGGACATCTTCGCACTCGAGCAACAGCAGTATCGCCAAGCTGTCGCCAACTCGGCCGCCATCATCGAAAAGGAGCAGTCCGAGCTTGCGAGCTTGCAGCAGCAAACTCAGGCACAGGCCGACTACAACGAGCAAATCGGACTGACTCCGAAACAAATCGCCGAGGTCACCGCCGCCCGTTTGCGTGACGCTGCCGCGCGGAAGGATGCCGAGTCGATCATTGCGGAGGGCCTGGACCTGACTGGCGAGCGCGCAGCGCGTATCCGGGCCCAGGCAGCAGAGCTGCGCAAGCAAGCCGATGGAGTCGTGGCTGGGGCCGTCAAGCAGGAGATGTTCGACAAGAACCTGCAAGACCTGAATGCGATGGTCGACGTCATGTCGGCCCTCGACGAGGCGGCGCAATCCGCAGCTCAGGGCATGGCAAGCGCCTTTGGCAGCGTTGGGCAGGCGATCGGCGGGCTGACCACTGCGCTGAGCGGTTACCAGCGCACGCAAACGGCTATCGCAGCACAACTGGCGGGCTCCATCAAGGATGCCCACGGCGACCCAGTCAAGATCCAGCGCGCTAACCAGATGGCTGCCCAGGCATCGGCGCAGGCGCAAATCAAGTCCTATGGCGATATGGGCGCCGCGGCCAAAGGCTTCTTCAAGGAGAATACGGCCGGATATCGGGCCATGGAGGGTGTTGAAAAGACCTTCCGTGCGTTCGAAATGGCGATGGCGCTGCGCAACATGGCGGAGAAGCTCGGCCTGTTGACCAGCTACACGGCTGCATCGGTGACCGGAAAGCAGATGGAAACCCAGGCTGCTATCGCGAGCGTTGCCCCGGAGGTGGCTGCAGCTCAAGCTAAAGGCTTGGCAAACGCTGCGGCTGGCGTCGCAAACCAGGCCGGCGGCGATCCGTACACTGCTTGGCCGCGCATGGCAGCAATGGCCGCAGTGATGGTCGGGCTGGGCTTCGCTGTCTCCGGCGGTCGCAGCAGCGTCAGCCTGGCGGAAGATCGGCAGAAGACGCAGGGCACTGGGTCAGTACTGGGCGACAGCGACGCGAAATCGGAGTCGATCAAGAGAGCGCTCGACGCGGTCGAGAAAAACACGTACCAGGGCTTGGCGATCAACTACAGCATGCTCGCCACCCTGCGCAGCATCGACACCAACATCGGCACCTTTGCAAGTCAATTGGTCCGCACCACGGACATCACGAATCCGGGTGTCGGGCCGCTGAACAGCAACAACGGCGGCGCAACCAAGGGCGTTCAGGTGGGCACGTTCGCCGCCATCGGCTCGTACTTTGGCCCGATCGGCGCGGCAATTGGCGCGCTTGTTGGCGTGATGGCGAAGAACATCCCGATTCTTGGCAAGATCGCCACGTCGATCTTCGGCGGCAAACAGAGCGTCGAAGACTCCGGTTTCGGAATCGACCCGGCAAGCCTGGCGACCATCATCGGTAGTGGTGCGCATGCATTCCAGTACGCAGACATCAAGACGTCGGGCGGCTGGTTTAGCGGTGACAAGCACAGCGAGCAGTCCACGCCGCTCGATGAGGCAGCGAACCAGCAGTTCACCGCGATCATCAAGTCGATGGCGGACAGCGTGAAGAGCGCTGGCGAGCTACTTGGTCTCTCGGGCGATGACTTCACCAGCCGGCTGAATAGCTTCGTGGTCGACATTGGCCATGTCAGTCTGAAGGACCTCAAGGGCGACGATCTGCAGAAGGCGCTGGAATCGGTCTTCTCGAAGCTGGGCGACGACATGGCGCAGTTTGCCGTGGGAGGCCTGCAGGAGCTCCAGCAGGTGGGTGAGGGCTACCTCGAAACCCTGGCGCGAGTCGCGTCCGAATATCAGGCCATCGACGTGGTGTTCCAGTCGTTCGGTAAGACGTTCGGCGAAGTTGGTCTTGCCTCGATCGAGGCGCGAGATCGGCTCGTGCAACTGGCCGGCGGCCTGGATAAGTTCACCAGCCAGGGCGAGTACTTCCTAGCGAACTTCTTCAGCGAGAAGGAGCAAGCGGCGGCGCTTAAGGCTAGGATTGATCCGATGCTGGCGCAGTATGGACTGTCGACGGCCGGCGAGAACGCTACCAAGGCTTTTCGAAACTTCATCGTCTGCTTGGATACGACGACTGAGGCGGGCGCCAAGGCTTATACCGAGCTGATGACGATTGCTCCGGCGTTCAAGGCAGTAACGGATGCACAGCAGAATGCGCTGGACGAGCGAGAGGATCTGCAGGACCAGCTAGACGAGCTGACGATGTCTTCGACCCAGTTGCTGACCAAGCAACGTGACGCGCTCGATGAGAGCAACCGTGCGCTGTTCGATCAGGTGCAGGCCATCAAGTCCGTCAGGGATGCAGCCAGCACGCTTCTGGGCGGGGTCAACGACGCATTTTCCGTGCTTCAGAAGGCAACAGCGCGCGAGAAGGCGGCGATCCAATCGTCAGTCGACACGCACACCGCAGCCTTCAACAAGCTGCAAAGTCTGTCGCAAGCGCTTCACAGCACGCTCGACAGCCTGAAGTCGCCAGAGCAGAAACTGTTCGCGCGATCGATGGCGCAGGCTGAGATCCGGGCTGACCTGGCGATCACCAAAGCTGGCGGTACGCTGTCGGATGCCCAAGTCGAGTCGCTGAAGAAAGCGCTTGGCGGGGTCACTCAAGACGCGTCCAAGCAGTTCGGTTCCCGCGAAGACTACATGTTCGACCTGCTGCGGACGCAGAACGATATCGCCCAACTGGGGGATATCACTGACGACTCGCTGTCGGTGGAGCAGAAGTCGCTCGACGCGCTGAACGCTCAGTTGAAGTCGCTCGACGCCATAGTTGCGAACGGGCAGGCGCAGATCGATGCGCTGAACGGCCAGTCGGTGGCAACGCTGTCCTTGGCTCAGGTCATGGCGGCGTTCCAGTCGTCGATCGGTACGGCCCAAACCAATCCGGTCGTCGCTGGCACGTCGAGCCTCGCGAGTATGTACCAAGACCTGCTCGCTCGCGCGCCGGACCAGGCAGGCCTGAAGTATTGGCAGGACATCCTCGCCGGCGGGACTTCTCTCGACAAGATCCGTGAGTTCTTCATGGATTCGGACGAGTTCAAGAAGCGCAAGATCCCGGGCTTTGCCAACGGCGGTGACTTTGGTGGCGGCATTCGCGCAGTTGGCGAGGTGGGGGTCGAGATCGAGGCGACTGGTGCATCGAGGATCCACAGCACGCAGGCGATCATCGACGCGCTGCGGAACCCTTCTGGCAATAGCGATGCACTGGCTGCAGAAGTCAGGGCGCTTCGTGAAGAAGTTAAGGGGCTGCGAGCTGAGGCGCGCGCTACGGCGGGGCACTCGGCGAAGACGGCCGGCCTGCTGAGGCGCGTTATCCGCAACGATTCGCTGGTGACGTCGGCGCCGGAAACGACCACTTAAGAAGGGAGAGTCATGAGCAAGACGAAAGTGATCAAACCGGTGCCGATCACGACGGAGATGTTCAGCTACTGCAACGTGACTCAGCCGGCACCCGGAGAGGTTCTCTGGGATGCCGGCGGCACGTATGTGGTGGGCGATACAGTAATTCGAACCGAGACTCATACAGTGTACAAGCGTCTGACCGACGGTCAGAGCGCAACACCCCCGGAGAGCGATAAAACGAACTGGATGGCCTACAGCTCGACCCAGCAATGGGCGATGTTTGACCGGAAGATTGGCAGTCAGACTTCGGCGCAGGGCGATCTAGTCGTGGTGCTAACGCCTGGGCAGATCGATAGCATCGCCTTCCTCGAGGTCCAGGGCCGCAGCGCCCATGTCGTCATGAAGGATCGTCCGGGTGGCACGATCGTCTACGACAGGGTGGTGGGCCTGGATATTACGGAAATCGACAGCGTCTACGACTTCCTGTTCAATGACCGCGTGCAGAAGACAGACTTCGTGCTGACCGATCTGCCTTCGATCTTCATCGGCTGCGAGGTGACGATCACGATTTCGTCGACGACCACGGCCTCGATCGGCGTTCTGCAAGTCGGCAGGGTCTTCGAGGTTGGCGATCCCAAGTACGGAGCATCAGTCGGGATCGACGACTATTCACCCAAGACGCGTGACAGCTTTGGCAACCTCGATGTGGAAGAGGGCTCGTATAGCAAGCAAGGCACGCTGTCGGTGGTGATCGACAAGAAGGACTTCAACCGCGTGTACCGCATGTTTGCCTCGCTCAGAGCGACACCTTGTGTGTATATCGGCCTCGATGCCGATGGGTTTGAACCGATGCTTAATTACGGGTACTACAAGAGCTTCGGAATCACGGTTGAATACCTTAACTACTACCTCTGCGCACTAGAAATTGAAGGATTGAGCACATGACCGCCACCATTACCCCAATTCCGCCACTCGATCGGACGGCGCCCACGTTCAAGTCCGACCTGGAGGCCATGTTCTCCACCTACTTCCCGAACTTGACGGTGGAGCTGCCAGCCTTCATCTCGGCGCTGTCGACCATCGCGTCTGGAGGCGCGTTCGACATCCCGTTCAAGTTCTCGGCCACGACCACGGCCGGTGACCCGGGCGCGGGATTCCTGCGCCTGAATAGCGGCAGCATCAGCACGGTGACTGCGATCTATGCTGACGTTGTGAGCAGCGACACCAAGGACTACACCGCGCTGCTCGACACCATGGGGGCGTCGACGAGCACCGTCCTGGGGACGATCAAGCTGATCAAGCTGAACGACCCGACGAAATTCGCACACTTCAGGCTGACCGTGCTGACCACGCAGACCGGCTATCGCCAGCTGACGGTGACGCCGACCGCCTACAGTGACGCCATGCCATTCCAGCTCAACGACATCGTTCTGTTCCGCTTCTTCCAGACTGGCGACCGCGGCAGCATCGGCCCGGCAGGCTCGCTGATTCGCCGAACTAGCGCGCTAGCAAACAACGCTGCGACTCTCACCCCGGACCCGAGTACCTCGGACATGGTGACGGCCATTGGCTTGCAACAAGCGACCACCTTCGCTGCCCCAGCGCCGAGCGGCGCAGCTCCAGGGGACGGGCAGACCCTGATGATGCGTATCAAGGACAGCGGCACGGCTCGCGCGCTGGTATGGAATGCGGCGTATCGCGCGAGCGGAGACCTAACACTGCCAACCACCACGACCGCAAACAAGCTCATGTACCTTGGCTTCGTTTACAACGCCGCAGATGCCAAGTGGGACTTCGTCTCCCTGATCGGGAACTTCTAACCTATGGGCACTCTGTACATTCGACCAAACCTCTCTGACTTTGGAGACGCGACAGGCTATTCGCTGTCGTCTGGTGGCCCGGCTGTAAGCGCTGCGCCGATGAAGGGGGATACTGTCATCTTCGACTCCAAATCGGGGCCTAGCCGGCTTATTTCAGGCTACCTCGATTGCGCGTCTTTCACCATGACGCCGGGGACAGGACCGATCACAACATCCGGCATCATAGCGGTATGGGGTGGTGGTATCACCATTAACGGAACTTTCAACCAGATCAATCTACGCCTGTCTGGTAACTCGGGGGCTACCACCCCCAGTGTCGGCGGTGCTCCCGCGCTGGTTTCCTGCTCCCCCGGCACCACGGTGCAGTTCCTTTGGCAGGTGGACGGAAGCTACTGGCGACTGCAAAATGACTTGACCGTTACCGGGGACACCTACATTTTTGGAGACCCCGACGGTCCGGGACCCAGCACGTTTGATATTGCCAACGGGGTGACGTTGCGTAGCGGATCGATTACCGGTTCGTCAAGCGCTGGCAGTTACGGCAATTTTTCTGGGTGGGGTGGAACCATTGAGGTGACAGGAGCGACCTCCAAAAACCCCAACCCTTACCAGGCTAGTGTCGGAGGCACGACTGTCAATCCGGTGGTGGCAATGCCCACCGGCTTCATTCGAGTGGGCACCCTGCGGCTGACTGACACTTCAACCGCAACGAAGTACGTCATGTTCGGCATGGCCTCCTACACCACGGTGAATGACTACCCCTCAAATGTCGTTCTGGCTACGGGAAATGCGACTCGATCTGGCGGGGTCTACTTTACCAAGCCGCTCAACATATTCCTCAGCGGGACTTTCGACGTCGGCAAGGGCAACAAGGTCGTCTTCCAGTCTACTTACGTTGTCAGCGCAGGTAACTGGATCATCGACGGGGCTGGCAATTACACGCAGATTACGTCGTCAGGTACAGCAAGTGCTTGTTACCTCCGCAAAGCTGCAGCGGGAGAAATCGCCGCGAATTACGCCATTATCGGTACCGTGAACATGACAGCAGCAACCACGCCAGCTACGCCGGCTACCACCCTGCGTGCCGTCAACTCGATCGACAGTGGCAATAACACCGGAGTGACGTTCGTGACCCTCAATTCCCGATTCCTTCCATTTTTCTGAGAGGCGCAAATGTACGTCTATAACGGGCAGCCCTTCGACATCACACTGCCCCAGCTTGTGGGTGATAACCAATACCCGCCCGGCTGGTTCTTCGACGCTGAGCAGCGCGCTGCCTGCGGCATTATCGAGGTAGCGGACCCGGTGGCGCCGGCGACCACCAGCACGCAGGTTGCCAGTCTGATCGAATTCAGGTTTATCAACGGATCGTGGACGCCGCGGTGGCAAGTCGTCGAGAAAACGCCGGAACAATTGGCTCAAGATGCTCAGGCGCTGAGCGATCAGCGGACCGCCAAGAACGACCAGATCAACGCCTGGCGCGCTGAAGCCAATCTCTCGACCTTTCCGCACGCCGGCAAGCAGATCGCGTGCGATGCGCTATCCCGGTCGGATATCGACGGAGTGGCGAACAACATCGCGCTGTCAGGCGGCTTCCCGTCCGGCTTTCCGATGGCGTGGAAGGCGACCGATAACACGTTCATCCAGCTGGCCGACGTCGACGCGTTCAAGGCCATGTACGCCTCGATGACCGCACAGGGCACTGAGAACTTCAACCATGCTCAGGCCCTGAAGGCGCGACTGGCCGCCGCCAGCTCGCCGGAAGAAATCGCGGCGATCGCCTGGTGACACCATGAGCGATCAAGTTCTCGGCGCCAAGCGCGCCGGCTACGTCACCGTGCGGCTTACCAGCCGCTGGCCCTATAACCCGCTCAGTCTTGCAATCGGCTTCGCGGCAGGATCCCGCCAGTTTAGCCACGCCATCACCATCATTGGCGACCGTGCTTACGAAGCCTCGATGACACATGGCTGCCGCGCTGGCTTCGTCGACGAGCTGATGGAAGGCGTGGCAGTCTACCGCGACATGCCGGTTTGGGTTCCGGACATCGACGCCGCACAGGCGTTCGCCGAGGCTCAAGTCGGGAAGGGGTACGACTGGCCCGGTGCCGTTGGCATCCCGTTCACCTATTCGGAGGACTGGAGCGACGATAGCTGCTGGTGGTGTTCCGACTTGGCCTTCGCCATCGTCCTAGCCGGCGGCACGCGTTTGCTCGATCCGGATGTGATGAAGCGCGCCCGCCCGATCGACCTGCACATGGCAGATTTCCCCAAAGGGCCGATCATGCGGCGGCGACAACCACCGACTCGACCACCGAGCCAACCCGCTGATGCGGGTTTTTTTACGCCTGCGGCGAAAGGGCAGAAATGAAATTGAATAACTTCGAGGCAGGCAGTATCGCCGGCGCCGTTACGTCGATCGGCGCAGGGCTGACCCTGGAGCGCTTCGGTGTCGTGGTCGGTATCCTGACAGCGCTGCTCACATTCGGCCTGAACGCGATCTATATGTACCGCAAGGATCGCCGTGAGCAGATCGAGAGCGATGCACGGCTCGAGGACATCCACCAGCACGGAGGTGAGAAGTGAGTCGCCAACGTGCCGCTGGCTTGGTCGGATTCGTCGGTGCCGTCGCAGCGGCTACGCTACTGATCTTCACGCCGGCGCAAGAGGGGAGAGTACTCACGACCTACCGCGACATCGGTGGCGTCCTAAGCTACTGCGATGGGGCGACCGAGAACGCCCAAGCAGGTAGAACCTACACCCCGGCCGAGTGTGACGCGCAGCTGGATCGCGACTTAGAGCGGCACGCCGCCGGCATCGCCAAGTGTATCCGGATGGATCGCCTGACCGCGGGCCAAAAGGTGGCGTTCGTCGACGCCGCCTTCAACATCGGCGTTCCGGCGTTCTGCGGATCGAGCATGGCGCGACGGGTCAATGCCGGCGATGTTGTCGGCGCCTGCGATGCCCTGCTGATGTGGAATCGGGCGGGCGGGAAAGAGGTGCTGGGGCTGACCCGGCGCCGGCAGCGCGAGCGCGAGCTTTGCCTTAAGGGGCTGACATGATCGCCGCGCTGCTCGCCCGCCTGGGTATCCCGAAATGGGGCGCGATCGCCATGCTTTGCGTGCTGACCGCCCTCGGCGCCCTGGCGTACCGCGCTCACCTGATCCGCGCCGGCGTGGCAATGGAGGCAACCCGGCGCGATGCGATCGACGCCGAGAACAGCCGCCGCGCCAGGGTCGCGCTGGACCAGGCAAACCAGCGCACCGCTGCCGCCCAGGCAAAGCTCGACACGACGCTCGCTGGCCTGACCCAACTTCAAACGGAGCTCTCCCATGAACAAGCCAACTCGGCTGCTCTGCAGTCTGACCTTACTGTTGGCCGTCGCCGGCTGTCAGTCCTCACCCGTACGCGAGCGCCTGATCCAGCCGGACAAGCTCAAGGTGCCGCCGCTGCCGGCGTGGATCCGGGAGGCGAGCCAGCAACCGCAACTCTCGATGGACGAGTGGCAAGCGATCTTGAATGGGCAAGGTCGACCCGGAACGAGGCAATCACCGCTCTCCAGGCCTGCACCGCAGCCTATGACGCCGTAGAAGCCGCGGCTAACGCCCGGTAACCAGAAAGGCCAGCATGACCAACACTACACTCGACCCGAAGCTGCGCGACTACGCCAGCGATGTCCAGAAAAAGCACTTCGATGCCTATATGGAGCACGGAAGCTATCAAAAGGCGGCTCGCGCGCTCGGCCTCAAGAGTAAGAACGCCGTGCAGGATTCGATCACGAGACTAAAGGCGCGCGCGGCTCGCGAATTTGGCTATGCGCCAGGTCACTTCGAGAGCGGTGTCGCCCCTGGCTTCAGCATGGGCAAAGTCACCGTGCAGCGAGGGCCCAGCGGCGAGGTCGAGCGCACGTGGGAACGGCAGAGTCCCGATCAGGAGCGCCAGGCGGAAATGATGCGCGAGGTCTTCGCGGCATTGGCTGAGGAGTTGCCCCGCCTACCGCGCCAGAAGTACGCAGGCCCGGTCGGCAACGGCGATCTTCTAAATTGCTTTGTTATCACGGACTTCCACATGGGGGCTCTCAGCTGGGCGGCCGAGACGGGAGCCGACTGGAACCTCGATATCGCCGAGCAGACACTGGTGGCGTGGTTCGAGCGGGCGATCGCGCAGTCCCCGAATGCCAAGACCGCGCTCCTGGCGCAAATTTCTGACCTCCTTCACTGGGATGGCTTCGACGCGGTCACGCCGGCGTCTAAGCACTTGCTCGATGCCGACACCCGATTCCCGAAACTGGTCCGGATCGCTATCCGCGTGCTGCGCCGGGTGATCGACATGCTGCTCGCCAAGCACGAGCGCCTGCATATCATCATGGCCGATGCGAACCACGACCCGGTAAGCCAAGTCTGGCTGCGCGAATGGATCGCCGTCCTGTACGAGAACAACCCGCGGGTCACTGTCGACACCAGTCCATCGCCGTACAACGCCTACGAGTTCGGCAAGGTCGCGATCTTCACGCACCACGGCCACAAACGCAGGATGTCCAACGTCTCGGAAGTCTTCGCCGCGCAGTTCCGGGAGATGTTTGGCCGGACCAGGTTCGCCTATGCTCACACCGGCCACTTGCATCACGTCGACGTCAAGGAGAACAACCTGATGATCGTCGAGCAGCACCGCACCCTTGCGGCGCCGGATGCGTACGCGGCTCGCGGTGGATGGATTGCCGGGCGTGATGCGAAGGTGATCACCTATCACCGGGAGTACGGCGAGGTTGGCAGAATCACGGTGAGCTTCGACATGATCAAGGGACAGCTCAAGGTTGCAGCGTAAGCGGCGGCTGCCGGCGCTCGAGCGGCAGGGCCATCACCCGCGCCGCCACCTCAGCCGGTACGCCGCTGACCGCCAGCATCACGGAGGCCTCCTGCCAGGTGATCGCCGGCATCAGGATCAGGGCCAGGTCGACCCGACTGGCAGTGATCAGGTCGGTGCGCTCAACCACGATGCGCGCGCAGTTGCCGGCGAAGCCGGAAGTTATCTACAACCGCGGCAACAAGAAAGAGAGTATTTAGCACGCCAAATGCATCGTTCCCGAGGTAGTGCCAGAAGGCCCAGGCGGCCAGGGAGCAAGCAGCACCTGTCACAAGCAGCAATAGGGCGTCTTTCATCTGAGATTCTCGTAGAGCTTGATATGGGCGCGGCCCGGGACACTCGGGTTGTAGAGGCCCGGGCTCCGATGGAAAAGGGACGTGAGCCACGGTCGGTCCAGCTTCCACTTGGAAGCCTCATAGAGAACATCGGCCAGTGAAGTCCCGCCGCTTAGTGTCCGGCCTGTCGCAACTGCAAGACTGCCGATTAATGCCCCTACGTAGTAGCAGGCACCCACTGCGCCCACTACGGCCAATTGCTCTAACCTGGTGCCCGCGCCGATCAGGTCCATCACGGTCACTCTCGTCCCGAACTTGTCGATGCAGCCCAGGAGCGTGCTTATGGTCCCAATCGCAAGCTGCTGCGTTCCAAAAAGACTGTCGGGCGGCGGAACAAGCCCGAGAGCCTCCATGTTCTCTTTGAAATATCCATAGAATTCTGACATGGCCGGCCCGCATCAAGCTATTTTGTTGGCCGCCAAGTCCCACCCTCCGGACGTATTGCCTTGGGCCCCGCCTCGAATGCTCTGCCTGGTGTACGACCACTTGATCTTCGCGTAGGCCAGCTGAATGTGCTCAGAGATAGTGCCGCCGTCGCCGCTGTTCGGCGCCACATCCGCGATCATGACGTTCTCCAGCTCGATCTTGAAGTAGGGGATGGGCTTGCCGTCGCCATCGGCGCGCATGAACTCGAACACGGCTTTGGGGATCGTTTTGCCGGCGGCGCAGGTCTGCAAGAGGACTGGCGACGAGAGGTCGGCGAGCTTGTTGAAGACGACGTTGCGCAGCTCCGCCCTGCCGCTGGTATGTCCGCCAGCCGTCGAGACGGTCGCCGCCCTGGGCTGATGCACGCCCCACAGCACATGCGACACCTCGATCCAGTCCTTGTGTTTGTCGTCGGTCGACTCGCCCTTGATGCCCTCGATCTGTAAGTATGCGTCAATAGCCATGCTGCCTCCTTGGTCGTTATACGAATCCTCGCAGGGTAAGGTTTGCGCAAGCTTGGTGGGTATCAACCTTGCATAGGAGGCAGAGCAAGCGGTGATGATATACTGTCTATATATACAGTATTGCGTGCATCACCATGACCTCACCAGCCGCCGCCCCGAATCCCGAGGAACTGCATCCGTCGCTATGGCGCGCCTCCCAGCTCGCACGCAGCAATACCCGCTGCATCGATACCGGGCACATGGCGCTGTCGAATCTTCTCCCTGGTGGCGGGTGGCCCACCGGTGCGCTGGTCGACCTACTTGTGCGGCAGCCAGGAATAGGGGAGATCCGCTTGTTGGCGCCGGCACTGTCGAAAGTCGCCGCCCGCCAAGTCGCGTTCCTGCAGCCGCCACATGCGCCGCAAGCCCTGGCGCTGGCGTCGATGGGAATCCCGCCCGAGGCGGCGCTGTGGCTGAAGGCCGATCGGACCGCAGATGCGCTGTGGGCGGCCGAGCAGGTACTGCGCAGCGGCAGTTGCGGCGCGCTCCTGTTCTGGCAGGCACAGATTCGGAGCGACAGCCTACGTCGTTTGCATCTGGCGGCTCAGGCCGGCGAAACCCTGTTCTTCATGATGCGTCCGCTGGCGGCTGCGCAAGATGCCTCGCCGGCGCCGCTGCGCCTGGGGCTGCGACCGAAGCCGGGCGGCATTGAAATCGAGTTCGTGAAGCGCCGCGGCCCGCAGCGGGATGAGCCGCTGTTCCTGCCGATGTCGATCACGACGACGCGCGCGCAGCCGCAACGTCAAGCAGAAACCGTGCTTCTCAGCGCTGTAACTTCAGCCGAAACAGGGGTCTTGGTGCAGTAGTCCGCCCAGACCTGCATAAGTACCTTTCGCTTCTCGATCAGGTCGCCACGGCGGTACGCTGCCTCGACCTTGTCTGGAATGCGGTGCGCGAGAGCGTGTTCGCAGACCTCGCGCGGGAACGAGTTCGCGGCCGACTCGGCGCACCAGTCGCGAAAGGTCGAGCGAAAGCCGTGCACGGTGATGTCGGCACGACCCATGCGTTTCAGCACAGCCGTGATGGTCATGTCAGACAGGCCGACGTTCTTCTTCATCCCCGGGAACACAAGATCCTCGATCCGCGGCATTGAGTTGAGCAGTGCGAGCGCCGCAGTAGAGAGCGGAACCCGGTGTTCGCGACCGGCCTTCATGCGTTCGGCCGGTATTGTCCAGATGGCGGTAGCCAAGTCGATTTCGCCCCAGCGTGCACCACGGATCTCGCCTGATCGAGCCGCTGTCAAGATCCCGAGTTCGAGGGCGCGCGCGGCGACGCCGCCACATTGGCGCAGCGCCACCATGAATTCGCCGATCTCCTGCCAAGGCAGGGCGGGATAGTGGGTCACGCGCGTGATCTTGCCGGGATCCGCCAGCAGGTGGTCGAGGTGGCCACGCCAGCGCGCTGGGTTATCCCCAGTGCGGAAGTGGCTCACCGTCGCCCAGTCCAGAATGCTTTCAATGCGGCCGCGCAGCTTGCTCGCAGTCTCCGTCTTCGTTTCCCAGATGGGCTGCAGCACTTTCACGATCAAAGCCGTGTCGATCGTGGCAACAGGCAGGGCGCCAATGACCGGGCTCGCATGGTTTTTGATCGACCGCTCCCAATGCGCCGCATGCTGCGCCCGCTTCCAGCTGCTGCGATGCGCTGCGATATACTTCTCAGCGCATTCGTCGAACGTGATGGTCTTTGCGCGCTCGAGGGCCAGGTCGATCTTTACGGCATTGCGCGCTTCGAGCGGGTCGACGCCCTCCAGCAGAGAAGCACGGCAGGTCCTGGCCTTCTCGCGCGCCTGCGCCAAGGTGATCGTGTGCAGCGGGCCGAGTCCCATCTCGCGGGATTTCTTGTTCAGGGTATAGCGGAAGATCCAGCTCTTTGTGCCGGCCTTGGACACCTGCAGGTACAGGCCGCCGCCGTCACCATAATAGCCCGACTCCTTGGCCCGACTCACGGCCAGCGCGCTCAATTTTTCGATAGTCCTCGCCAATCCCTACCCCCATTCCAACCCACAAGCACATGCCGGATTGTACCGGATCAATCCGAACTCAGCCGGACAATCTTACCGCCTAGATCCCATAAAAATCAACGGGATACGGATGCTCGCGGACGATGCCGGACTTCAGTTTTAAGGATGTCCTCGCCTTCTAGTCTCACTATGGGGATAGGTGAGTATTTTTCGCCTACCCCCATTTCTACCCTCATCACTAAGCCAGCTCAGTTTTGACGCCTCGGGGCAGATTCCGTTGCCACTGCGCCAATTCTCCCTCATCCCAGGCCACTGCCCGTACGCCGATCTGAACCGGTTTCGGGAACGTTCCCGCCTTGATCCGCTCGTAGATAACTGTGCGCTTGATGCCAACCAGCTTAATGACGTCTGGCAGGCGCAAGAAGCGCGTCGGCTCATTTTGTTGATTTATTGCTTTCATTTTTCACCTCTGCTGTCTGATGATTCGCTCTTGCTAGTTCAATTACGTCAGTGGGGCTGCATGCGTCCCTAGATCCGTCTCCACTGGGCCCTCGGGCATCAGCCACCACCAGGCCGATCAGCTTCCGGCGCCCAAATCCTGCCGCGCAGCACGCTGTACAGGCCCTGCTCGACAGCCTGAACCGAGGCCGATAACCGTGGCGCTGGCGTGCGCTCTGCCTCTAACTGGTCCCGCGCCTCAAGCATTCGCCGACGGAGCATGGCGTACTCACCTAGCAATCGGCTGATCATCCCGCCAGCCATCTGCGCCGGATCTCGCCTAACATCGTCGGCCCACTGTTGAACAAGCGGCAGCGGATGCAGTCCGATTTCCAGATCGAGGATGCGGGCGCACCGCCGATCGACCTCGACCCGCACATATTCCTCAACACGCGCTGCGGCCTGGTCCGTGGTCGTGTCGCCCGACTTCACCTCCGCCATCAGCTGCCCGAAACCGGCAATTTGCTCAGTGCCTTGCATGCTTCCTCCTAGTTGAATGGTCGTGTTGCAAATAACTTCCATGCGATCTGATCAATGGCGTCGTATATAAAGGCGTACGGCGGATACCAGAAATCCAGCGGACTTTGTCCCAGGGACGCCATGAAGACCGCCGACAGCAGAAGGAGCGCCAGGCCCGCCAACGTCCACGCGGCTCCTTTGGTTGCGCCCGGGCTCACGTCCCCTCCTTTCTGCGCTCGGGTATCTGCCACCACTGGAGCCACGAATTCCACGAATCCAGCACCATTCCGGGCCAGGCTTGCGCCATTAGGGTCATGAAGGCGTGGAAGTTCATCATTGCCTCGGCGCGTTGTCGGATTCGATAACGGCGGTCAGTTCCATCACATCAGCGGGCACAGTCGCGCGCTCTTGGTGCGTCATGTGGAATTGGCAGCGCCAGTGCGGGTCCTTGCCGGGGCCTTTCTCGCCAGTCCGGTAGACGCTGGTGCCATGCATCGGCCCTTGGCCGCAGATTTCGCATTTCATGCCTTCTCCCTGTTATTAGGCTGAGCCACGTCCCAGCAGATCATCGTTGCGTAGCTGCTCGGCACGCGCCGCACCTTCCCGGCCTTCTCCATCGCCTTCAGACGACGCAAGAGCCACGGCGTTGTGATGCTTCGGAATTGCCGGCGCAGGGTGTTCTTGAGGTAGTAGGTCGGCAGGATTTCGCCGCTGCGCACCACGATGACATCCAGGATCTCGCTGTCAGTTGGCGTCATGGCTGCTCCTTCGCGCCTTTATTGGCGCTATCCCGCTCGACCGACCCGAAGAATTCAACAGACTTGTGGCTACTGCGTCCGCCGATGACCATGCTAGTGATGAAGTAGAAGTTCTCGCGGATGTTGTAGACGACTTCTTCCTTATCCGTGCCAGACTCCAAAATAAGCTTCGCGCGCTCGTGATACTGCTGGTCACCGATCTTGAATCGCAGCTTGTCGCCCTTGCGCACCTGGCCCGGCTTCGTGATCGGCTGCCACGTACGCGCTTGAAGATGCCGCGCCTTCTCTGGCTGCACTACTGGCGCAGCAGATTCAGCCCATTCGATCTTCACCGGCACTGTGCTGTTGCTGCTTCCCATCAGGCCGGTAATGATGGCGATTGGTGCAGCAGATTCAGGAGCGGCACCGAATGAGCTTTCTTCGCTCGTATTCCCGCCCTCCGCGCGGGACCGGGAAGCCGCGTCTGCCTTGACGTCGGCGACTGGAGCGGCGCTCAGCATCGCCTCATAGGCCATGCTCATAGCGTCTTCGGCGCTGTACTCCGGCATGCCGATGCGCTCAGCGAACTGGAACCGCTCCAGCCCTTCGGCCAGCATCTTGGGCGTCGGCTCGTCCGGGGCCAGTTTGAACCCTGCCGGCACTGCATCTCCAGCACTGCGACCGGCACGAAGCAAGGTATCGACGTAGGCGACAAGCGCGTTCATCGGCTTCTCCATGCTTTCGTTGTAGGAGCCGGCGTTCCACAACTCGCCCGCCAGCTCTTGAAACTCGGTATCATCAGCAATGCTCTGTCGCTCTCCTGCTGTAGGAGCGGAGACAGGGGCGCGCTCGTTCCATGCATCGACGGCTTCGGGCGTGGTGCGCTTCGGGCCGGTGGTCGCCCCGCACCCCAGACATTCGACATAGCCGCCGCCTTCCCATGCGCCATTGATGACAAGGCGCGCCTCTTCGCCGCAAAATGGGCATTCATTCAGCTTCGTGTTCACGCGCTCTCTCCTTTGTTTTTCGTCGGCTGCTCGCCTTCCTTCGCTACTAGCTGTGCTGCCGGGGATGGAGCTGCGGCGGCTGCTTTGGCTTTGGCTGCATAGGTAAGGAAATACTGGATTACATCGCCAGCCTCAACGGCATCTTTGTAGTTAGGCGTTTCGTTGTAGAGTCGATGCACAACCGCCACTGCACGACTCCGCAAAGCGGCGTCCGGCACGGCTGCGCTTTCCCGCTGGTCGGGCTGTGCCGCGTCCTGATACCACGAGTACAGTTCCTCGATCCGGGCCGACAGCGTCATGGGCTGGCCGCCCTCACGATCAGCGACGCAGAATTTCGACAGCAGCGCGTGAGCATCGGCCACCTCGGCGGGCTGTGCGCTGGCTGGCGCGATAACGGTTGTGCTGGTGCCGTTCGAGTAGTTCACAGCCGTGCTGTAGTCGGTCAGGTCGAACTTGGCGCTACCCTGACCCTTGGCCGCGAGCTGGGCGCGCAGATCGGCTATCTCGGCTTGCATGTGGCGCTCTTTCAGATGGACTGACCAGCGGTGCGGGCTCTGATCTTCTGCAATACGCTCCTGCCACGATTTCACGCCAACCTGGCCGGCTTGCTTCCTCTGGTAGAGGGCGATCTCCTTCCTTGCATACTCCTGAATGCGGTCGATCAGATCCGACCACAGTGCGGCATCAGGCCCGCCATCCCGCCACGAGCACGCCATTTCGTAGAACTCGGGCGTGTCGATGCTCACCTCAAGCGCCGGCAGTCCTTCCTCTCCTTCTGCCGCGGTGAGAGGAGTGCGGTCGGCGGCGAAAAGGGTAACGATGACATCGGCCATCATGGCGGCGCGGCTTCGGCTAACGGACGTGTTCTTGAGCAACACATGTGCGATGCGGGCTTCAATGCTCGCGCCTTGGTTCGCGCCTTTGCCGCTCGCGAACTCCAGCCACTTTTCCCAGGCCGCAGCGGTTTCGTCGCTCCAGTAGTACCAGCTCGCCGGATCGCGGTCGTGGTATTCACCGCCGAGGTCAAGGTCTTGGCCTTTCGCCCATGCTTCGAAGTCTTTGCGGCTCGCGCCTTGGTTCAAGTCAGCCATGGGATTGCTCCTTTTGCACATATTCGACGCCGTCAATGACCACGGCGCTGCGCGTAGTCTTGCCGGACCGATAGGTTGTCGTGGTCGTACTGTTCGGGCACCGAGCCACTTGAATGCTGTCGCCAGCCGAATTGCTCAGATAGAAGAAACGACAATCCTTCAGTTCGGGCGGGATGGCCGGATAGCTCTTTTCCCTGTAACCGTTCTCGCAGCCGGCCAATGCGATCATGGTGAGTAAAATCAGCTTACGCATTGCCGCCCTCCTGCTGGGTAGCGTGCATGGCAGACATGTCCGTCCAAACATGCTCGGCGACCCGATCAGCGTCTTCTACGATGCAGGCTACCTGTTCCGCATCCGCCCGGCGCGCCAGCCGCAGCGCCTTCATGTGGTCAAGCGTCCAGTCGAAGATGCCAGTTTCAGCCACATGCAGATAATGCGGCGCGGACGCAGGGCCACGCTCCAGGCACCAGCCGCTTTCATCCCGCGCATTCTCGCTGGTCGCCGCTGCTCCAGCAGTAGAGGCGGCAAGATTGGCGCTATTGTCGTTAGTGATTCCACCCTGCACGCACCGCCGGCGGGCGATGGCGTACCGCTCATCCCACGTTGCTATCTCTACGCGCTCTGCCGGTTGCTGCTCGGTCGCTGCTTCGGGAGTGCTGGCAGGGGAAGCGGCATGTTGAAATTCGTTGTTGTTGTCGTTCATTTGTCTGCTCCAATCGGGTTCAGGACGGCGAACTCTCCGAAATGCTGGATCGCCAATTTGTTGTATGCGTGCGCAGCCTCGTCCAGCGTGTCGTGGTGCCCGCCGTAGTAGCCCCTGCCCTTGAGGTACAGCCGCGCGCGGTAACGCCCCCACGGCTCCAGGAAGACGCCCTTCGCGCCCGTCGTGTTTTTCTTCGTCAGCGGCAGGTTCGCCATGTTCATCGACATGGAAGCCAGGCGAAGGTTATCGAATCGGTTGTCGCTCGGGTTCCAGTTTTTGTGGTCGATGTCTTCCTCTGGGTAGACACCCGTCATGTAGAGCCAGGCGAGGCGATGCCCCTGATACGTATGCCCGTTCAGATCGATTCGCAGGTAACCTTTTTCGTTGTACTTGCCGGCGACCTGTCCGGGGTCATCCACATAGGTGAAAATCCCGGTGTCAGGCGAGTACGCGAACACGGCCTTCAACTCTTCCTGAGTGAGCGCCGGCACGTTCGTCACGCCAGCTTTCGGGCGCCAAGCATCGGGTTCGGCGGGTGGTGCCTGATCGGCTGCAGTCGGCTCACCCTGAACCTTAACGGGGGTCGTGAATGCCGCCTCGACATCCCACCCTTTATCTAGGCGATGGCGAAGCATGGTCCGCTTGAAGCCAAGAATCGCAGCCCACTCCGTCAGAGACTTGGTTTCGCCCTTGTAAGTAACGAGACGGCTGTTGCTCTTTACCTTGCTGGCCGGTGCGCTATTCATCGCCTTGGCCCTTGTCGGCTACAGCCTGCGCTGCCGGTGCCTCGGGGCATTGCTCGCATTCGTCGCGGCGCTCACCGGGGACGCGGCCACAATTCGGGCAAGCCTGCGCTGCCGGTGCTTTGGCTGCGATTTCCGAGCTTTCGTTGTCGCTCGTAACGCCGCCCTCCGCGCGGCACCGGGTAGCTAACTCTGCTTCCACTGCGCGGGCAAAGTTTTGATATCCAAAACCCTTGAGCCAATGCGACGGACCACCCGGCATCGACTGCCAGATCAGGTCGATGTCTTCATTGGTTAATTCCCATGCGCTTGCGTCATGTTGGCCTGCCGGTTCCGCGCGCAGGGCGGAAACACATTTAACAGCATTGTGTTGCTCGGCTGCGCCCTGCTGGGCGGATACTGGGGCAAGACTGGCGCGGGCCAAGCCTGCTTTGAACGCGACCCATTCGCGATGCAGCCAGTCCTGGTCGAAATTGCCATCACCGTTAAACTCGGGCAGCGGATAGGCTTTCCACTGCTTGAACAATTCCAGCGCGCTTGCCGTGGTATCCGGCGCATCGGGAACAAAGCGCCGCGCGAACTTGCCCATCGGCTCCCAACGCCCCTTCAAGACTGAGTCAGCAGGGGCCGGTGCAGCTCGGCGAGCGAGAGCGCGCTTTACGTCTTCGACTTTGTAGTAGTCGCCGTCCTTGAACTGGTCGCGCAACTGCATGTAGCCATTGTCGAAGTCTGGATCGTAGGTTGAGAGTTCATCCAGGTCAAAGCCTGCTTCTGTGCCGGTAGGGGTGGTGTTGGTGGTCATGCTGCTTCCTCGAAAAGATCTTGTTGCGGGGTTTCGACTGGTGCCATCGCGGCGCGCGCTGCTGCAATACGCTCATCCTGAAGCCGCTTGTAATCCGTATTGAGTTCGCAGCCGGCAAACTGCCTGCCGTGCTTAATGGCCACTGCCGCTGTGGTTCCCGAGCCCATGAATGGGTCCAGCACTACGTCGCCCGGCCGCGATCCCGCCAGGATGCAAGGCTCGACAAGTGCAGGTGGGAATACGGCGAAATGCGCGCCCTTATAGGACGCAACTGAAATCTCCCACACGTCATGGCGCACGCGCATCCCGCTACCATCGGCCTTTGGCTCCTTGACTGCTTCTAGATCGAAGTAGTAGCGCTCACGCTTGGAAAGCAGGAAGATATGTTCATGCGATTTCTCGCAGCGATCTGTAGTGGATCGGCCGCCCGGCGCGGGATTGGTTTTGTGCCAGATGATCGACTGGCGCAGATACCAGCCATCAGCGCGCAGCGCCAGAGCAAGCAGCCAAGGGATGCCAACCAAATCCTTCGTCTTGCACCCTGGTGGGTTTCCAATACGAGCCATGCTGTTTTGTGACTCCGGCCGATTTGCGCCGATACCGGGATTGGCTGACTGCTGACGTCCGGCCGAGGTGCCCGTTGCATACGTGTCGCCGATATTTACCCACAGCGTGCCATCGTCACTTAGAACATTGCGCACCTCGCGGAACACTTCAACTAAAGAGGCTACGAACTGATCTGGCGTTTTCTCCTGCCCGATCTCGTTTTCCCCGCCTTTATATGACCTCATGCCGAAGTACGGAGGACTCGTAACACAGGTCTGCACTTTTACGCCAGCAGCAGCCATCGCGCGCAAGCTCTCCCGGCAGTCGCCGAACAGTACGGTATTAAGCATCTGCACTCTCCCCGCCACTGGACTGATTGACGTTGACCTCGCGCCGCTTGAGTTCGTCACGACCTTTAGGAGTTGCGATCAGCAGCGAAACCATCGTGCGGTTGTTAGGCTTCAAACGGATCAAATCCGCCTTCATTAAACGCGTGCACGACGCGTCCGAGAACATATCGGCATTTGCGCCACCGCCGTTGCTTTCCACTGCCGCGCGCAGCAGTTTCATATCCACAGGTTTAAGCATCTTCGCCTCCGGTATCGCCAAGGGCGCTAGTGTCATTGCTGGCGGAGTCGCAGAAGTTCTCGGCCCACAGCCCATGCTCTTCAGCCTGTTTTACTGTGTTGAACCCGGTTTCCCCTTCGACCATGAAGAGGCCGAAGTAGGCGTCAAGCCACGTTGCTTTGACACAGCCACTCGGCCCGCAGAGGTCAAAGGTTGCCTTATCATGGCCGCTATTTTTTGCCAGCTCTTCGCATTGGCGCAGAGTCATTTTGGTCATGGCTTACTCCTTGCTCTGGGTAGTGTCATTGCTGGGTGTAGTGCTCGGAGCTGCGGGGAGAGGCATCCAGTGCGATACCATCGTGAGCGAGCCCATAGGGCCCCCATCAGACATCTTCCAACGCTGCCACGATGCGTAGCCTTCGCTGTCGATGTCACGGAGCTGCGCGGAATACACGTCGTAGCGCGGCTTGTTCAGGCGGTCGAAAAAGTCACCAAGCTCGCGGTCTACGAGCACGTTGCACCACGCGCCCGGCTCTGGCAGCCGATCATCGACACTGATCCACTCGGCCGCTCGCACAGCTTCTACCTGCTCTGCCTGGGCGGGGAGTGCGGGGGCAACGAGCCGGCAAGTGTACCCAGCCGCCTTAGCCTTTCCGCCCATGCCAAAGTCGCTTTCCCACGCGCGCTTACGGGTGTCGTGGATCACATCAAGCGTTTCAGGATTCATCCATGCCACCGGCTCTGCCTGTGCCTGCTCTGCTTGCACAGGAGCGTCTGGCGCGACATATTCACTGTCGGGGAACTGCATCCAGCGCTTGATGTTCCTCGCGGCCATGTAGGTTTCGTCAGCTGTCTTGTAGTCGTAGGTGTGATCTTCTGGCAGCGCCTTGAGCACCACGCGGTCACCGTAGATCGTCTCTGCGATGAACCATTCCTGATTCCAAGGATGCGGCGGCTCACCGTCGAGCCATGGGGCGGTCTGCACCGGGGCGGCTGGCGCAGCCTTGGCGCGGGCTTCGTATCCGCCATCGAGCGGCAGCACGCCGTCCGTGTCTCCGCTCCAGCAGCACATGCCGGTTGATTCCTTGCCGTCGTCATCCTTGTGCTGGACAATGCCGAACGTCAGTTCGTCGTCCAACTGATCGGGGTCGCCTTCGCCGTCAGGGTTGATGAAATCCATCGCCTCGCGCAACTGGTGGCCGCTTAGCGTCACGGTCGCAATGCCGCGATCCCAGCCCGGCAGGTGCTTCTCGCTCTGCTGTGGTGCTGGTGCAGCCTCCAGCGATGCCAGAAGCTTCGCCGCGCGCGGAATCCAGTGCGAGCCGTTCATATCCTTGCCCGATTGCGTCATCTCGGTCAGGAACGTGCGCAGTTCGTCGGTCGGTGCTGGTGCGGTGAGTGGCGGGATAGCGCGCGCAGCCTCAAGCAGCGCCGTACGGTATTGGCCCATCGATTGAAACGTCATTGCGTACGAATCGTCAGCAATCAGTTCTGCGAGGCTCGTATTGCCGCCCTGGCGCGCGGCACCGGCAGTGCTCGACAGCGGAACAGCCGGCGCCTCCGGTTTGCTCCAGTCGATCTTCGCTTCCGGGAGGTGGTCTTCGAGGCGGCGCGCCGAGGTATTCTCGCTGTTCGTGGTCATGGGGCTCTCCTGTTTATTTGGTCTTGTTGGTGTCGAGGGTGCCTGGCTTTTCGCCAGCGCTGATTGCATCCAGATCGCTGTAGTACTTGCTCGAGCGGCGATTCATGCCGTAGACCCGGGCGGCTTCGCGGTCCTCGCGCGCCTGGCGTTGCGCCGGCGTTTCATCCGCAGGAATGCGCCGCGGGCGGACCCGGATCATCCTTTTGCCTCGCCGCCGAGGGCTTCGACCAGGTCGGCAAGCAGCTTTGCCAGCTCTCCAGTCATCAGGGCGAAGTCGTTGTCGAAGCGTTCGTTTTGGTCCGCGGCGATCGAATCGTTTTCCCTGATGACGTCGAGCGGCTTGATCGAGCGGATCGTCAGCGACTCGGTCAGGACGAACGAGATCCGGCCGTTCCAGGTCATCGCCAGGCGTGCACACTGCTTGCCGGCCGCGATATGACGGCGCATTTCTTCCGGATCCAAGGCGTGACGCTTGTAGCCCACCTGGGATTTGCTCTCGCCGGCGGCACGCAGGATTGCATCCTGGTCGATGGTGAAGTTGTGCGTCGCCTCGTCAGACTCCAGCCAGCCGGTCATCACAGCCACCGGCGAGCGCTGCACGCGCAGCGATTCCAGCGGCATCTTGTCGACGGCCTTCAGTAGCAGCTTGATCACGTCGTCGGCTTTGGTCGGGCTCGCGGAATCGACGGCGAGCCAGCCGTTGACAGGATCGATCCACGCATACAGGTCGGATCGGACGGAGAGGGCTCGCGGTAGGAGTTCGTCCGCGACGCGCTCTCTCAGCTCCTTCATGGCCTTTTTCCCGGGCGGGAAGCCTTGCTGCTCTTCCAGCTCGGCGGCGCGCGCTTTCGCAACCTGGTTGACGGCCTTCGACGGCAGGATCTTCTTCTCGGTCGCCAGGGTGATCAGGAATTGACCATTGACTGCATGGACGAGTGACGAGCCGTCGGCGCGAACCGGGGCCCAGCCCTGGCGCAGCAGTTCGTCACTGCCGGCCGGCGCGAAGGCCTGCGACTGGAGTGCTTCGGCCAGCTGCTCGGCGGTTAGGGCGTATGGGGCGGGGAGGCGATAGACCTGCAGGTTCTTAAACCACATCTCTTGGATTCCTTGTTGTGTTGTAGTTATTGGGCTACGCGTGCGACGCGCTCCAGCTGCAGCTGCTCGACCTGGTCGATGGTCATGTCGTCGAGGCGCTGGACTTCTGCGTACAGGAGCAACAGCAGCGAGAGGCCGACGAGGGCGGATGCGATATGGCGGATCATGCTGACCCCACGCGGCTAGCCAGGATCACACCAGCAAGGGCGGCGCCGGCAATGCACTCGACCACGTAGACAAACACCCGGGCGTTGATCTGGCGGCGGTTCAGGTAGGCGTGCTTCATTGCGGCACCGAAGGGTCGAGCGACAGCGCCAGGCAGGCAAACAGCAGGGCGCCGATAGCCATCAGGCCCGGATGCTTGTCAGTCCATTCGATGCGGTGCAGCAGAAGGAAGCGGATCATTGTGATCTCCGGATGGGTTGTCGTAGGTACTGCTTCAGTGCCAAAGCCCGGTCGAGCCGGGCGATGGGTGATGCGGAGTGGCGCAGATTACAGTCGGGGCGACTCGGCCTTGATGGTTGCGAGGGAGCCGTCCGGGTTGACGACCAAGAGTTCGTCGGAGGTGAAGCGCAGGTCTTGGCCCGGCGCACCCATAATCAGGTAGCAGGTGTCGTTTTCGTGGGTGACCGGACGACCGCGGAACTTGAATGACCACGGCATGCCTCCGACGATGTTGGCGCCGTTGGCGCGGCCGTACTGCACGAACTGTTCGAACGTGATCGTTTCCAGGTTGGTGGCGATAGCGGTCGCGTTGTCGGTGGTTTCGCCAACGATGAATTTCAGGTATGCACCCGCAAGCTTCAGCACATTGTGGGCGTTGACGTCCGGCGTGCGTACGGCCATGTCGAGCGCTTGCGCGCGGTACTGCTGTTCTTGGGCGGTTGCCATCTAGTTCTCCGAAGTTGGTTTTGGTTCTGCACTGGCGCCGTGCCGGCGGCTCGGTATCGAGCGAATTAGTTGCTGTTGCCTGCTTCGAGCTTCTGGATCGCAGCTCGCACGATCGCAGCCATGGTTGCTGCGTCTTTGCCTGGGTGATCCTCGTAGCGCTCAGTGACGTTGCGACGTCGACCGCCGGCGCTAACGGAAACCGAGCCGTCTTCGGGATCGTGGTAGGTGTTCAGACCAAGCTCAGTGCTGAGCGAACCTGCAGCGCTCCAATCGCGACGCCACCGCGGCAGCTCGCCGACGGAACCAAGCCTGGTGCGCGAGTTATTGGCGCTGCCGAAGAAGCCGTTGCTTTTCGGTGGAGCCGGGACGAGCACGGTGTCTCGCGTAAGGCCGGCCGGCGCTGCGAACTTCCCGAGCCTCAGTAAGCGAGCCAGCTCGATCTCGTCTTCTGCGCACTCGCGCAGGTAGGGCTCATCCCATTGCTTCGGAACCGGAATCATTCCTTGCCTCCTTAAGCCGCCAGCGGCGGAAACTTTGCGCGTCGCTCGGCTATGAAGGCATCGAACTCCGCATCGTCCATATCCGTGCAGTCAGTCCAGGTCGGGCAGCGGCCGGCAATCTCAGCCGGGTGGACCCAGTCGGCGCGCTTCCCATCGGGGCTGACCATGAAGCGGCAGCCGTTGAGGTTGGTGTTGCTCATCACTTACTCCTATTCGTCGCCCTGGTCCTGGGCTTTGATGAACTCGCCATCGGCGTTCAACTGATACCAAACGCCCGACTCAACGCCGTTCTCGCCGACCTTGCTCGCGCGAATGTGGACCAGGTCGCCGTCGTCGTTGCGATAAGCCAGGACGATGGCGCCCGTTTCACCGGCCATCGCGCGCCCTTCGTAGCCGCACGCCATGGCAACCGAGTGCTTGCCGGTGGCGGACGCTGCACCGCTGTAGCCGGTGGCGGACGCTGCACCGCGGGTGCCGGTGGCGGACGCTGCACCGCTGTCGCCGGTGGCGGACGCTG